AACATAGCACTTATCCGAGGCGCTGACATAAGCGAAGGCGTCGCCAGCGTAAGGGATGACCATACGCTCGAACTCCGTGGTGTCAAAGAAAGCCGACTGATAGCGATAGCCGTGCTGCGCGAAAATCAAGTCGACCATCTTCTTAACCCAAATATTCGGACGCATTAACTCAATCGGAATCAACCTGTCAAAGATTGGCGTCACCGAGCTGAACAGCGGCGCAAGCGGCCCTAATGGGTTGCTGACGTCGTAGCAGTGGAAGTGGCCAGCCGCGTCTACAATGCCGTAGACATACCCACTCGCATCGCTGTAACTGTCGTCCCAAGTGCCAGTGACCAGCGACACGCTAAAGGTGTGGTTCATACCGGTGACACCGACAGTGTCAACAAGTTTGACGTCAGCCATGTTGCTGAATAGCGCCACCTCCTCGCCGTAGATAGCGACCTCGTAAGTCGCCTGCCCCTTCGTCACGCTCATGGACAATAGCTGCATAGTGCCGGCGAATACTTGAACGCCGTCACTCCACACCGCGCACTTGACCTGCTTGTTTGGCGTGAAGCCGCCGACGAAACTCTGCACGTTGTAGGCGTGGCGAAACGCTGCGTCGTTGCCCTTCGTGGATGGCAATGCAATCGTCTTGCTGAACGCACCCTTGCGCTTCGTGACGTCAGCCAAGTCCTGAACACTGAAAGTGACGGCAATATCCGTGTCGCTCGAAACGTCAAGGTCAAAGCCTGTCGATGGCGCATCAGCGTCTGGGTAGCAGACAAACTTGACGTTACTCATAGCGCCGTGTTTTCGTAGCCCACCTGAACATCAACGCTGATCTGCTGCAACTTATCGACGACACGCTTGCGGACGTTGTAGGTATTGGTCTGCACCACGACCGGCACAAGCTGCGTGCCAAGCTGAATCCAGCACTCCGGTGAGTAAATCATCTCTTGAAGCCAGCTGAACTCCGCATCGGTGAGCCAGTCGCTGTTCAGCGTGTAGGTGTCGCGGTACGTCACCGACCACTGCTTATCATAGACGTCATCGCCGTAGACGCTGGCGTTGTAGCCGTAAGTCTTGCGGTCAACATCGACGCGCTGCCTGTTCATCCGGGTGAAGGTGTAGCCGTCAACACCGCCGTACATGTTGCGGAAGAAAACACGTAGGTCGTTGTAGCGCTGGCAGTTGTCGATGACGTAGGTGTATGCAGCGGTTCGGCTGAACGCGCTTGTATTCGTTCCTGCCGTGTTGAAAGTGACCAAGACCGCAATCTTGCCACCATCCGTAGGGAAGTTGACACTCCCTGCGTTGCCGTCAGAACACTGCGACGAGGTTAGGTTATAGACGCCATAAGGACCAGCGTTTATGATGTTGCTGATCGTCGACGTGCTGCCAGTCACCAGAAAGGCTGCACGCGGCGTGCCACCGTCGTAGCTGACGCGCAATGCAATCCCCGACACATTGGAAAGCACGCCGATGAAGTCGCTATCACCCGATCCAAGCGTTGAAGTTACTGGCCTGTTGCTGAACACCTTAATCGCTGGCGTATCACCCGACACCGTCGCCGCTATGTACGCACTCGGTGAATAGGCCGCGTAGTCCTGCTGCCTGAACGCCGCCTGCCACGCGATAAGCGACGCCGACGCAGTGCCCCCTGTCGCCACCGTAGGCGGTGTGCCGAACTCCTCGCGGAAGGTCAGGTTGGCGTTGACAGCATAGCCGCCATCCTGCCAGCCGCTCGTCAGCTGTGGTATCTTCGGCGCAATCAGTGTTTCAACGACCTTGCTCACCCCGAAGAAGCCGTTGCTTGTCGTCGGCAGCTTGTCGCACTTCAAGCGCGCAGACGAAAGCGACCCCGACACGTCGCAGACATAGCGGAAGTTGGCGGAAGCGGTGTTGTTGCTACTGACCACCACCACGTCGCTGTTGCCGACAGGAAGCAGCGAAGGAAGCGCGGATATTATAGTTATGCTCATACGTTAATTGAAATTGATATTTCCTTGCCGACGACCTCGGCGATGCTGCTGACGAGCTCATCCAACTTAGCGTCGCTTAGCACTGGGTTGAGGAATGGCCGCCCCTTGATGCCTCTGCGTTTTATTGACTTGGCGATGTTGTACGCCGCCGCGTCGATTTCGTCAGCAGGGATGCCGAGTGCTTTGTCGATTGCCCACTTGCGGATCGCTGCCACGTGCGAAGGACTTGGGTTGATACTCCGAAAGCTGAACGGCGCACCCCTGTTGACACGCACGCCATTGACGCCGTATTCAACGAACTTCCAGTAGCTGGCCATCTCCATAGCGACCTGCGCGACCTTCTGCTCGACAGGCAACTCTGCGAAGCCTACCGATTGACGCAGGTTGAGCGTAGCCTTAGCGTCAACGCGTTCAATGCCCTCAACGGTCAACTTGATGACATCCTGCATCCACCGAATGAGAGCCGCGTTCACGTCAGGAGATCTGGACAGGCTGAACTCCTTGGTGACGTCAGTGCCAACGCCAAGTACGTCGCCCTCTATCTCCGTGGTAAACTTCATGAATGTAAATATCGCAACGCCGAAATCTATGCACTACGGCATCGCCTTCATCAGTAAGAGCGCGTTCATGAACTCCCTTGCCGGCATGTTAAACACCTGCTCCATACGCAGCGGATCTTTTCCAGCCATGCGGTAGACGACGCCCACCCAGCCGTAGTTCGGCTTTTTTACGCCTTGGCCGTTGTCATCTTCTTCTGCTGCTCCGTCAAAGACTTCCGCATAATCGTCAACAAAGGCTCTGAAAGCTGCAAAAAAAAAGCGGCATAACCCCAAACGTCACCCATGTTCATCTGCAACATCGCCTCTGCGCGCTGCTTATGACCCTTGCCGTCGTATGCCTTCGGCCACCACTTCCACACCCTGCACTCCCTCGAAAGCGTCGCCAAGATCAAGTGCAAGTTGTCAATCACCCCCTGCTCGCTGCTCATGTCGTAGGAATACAACTCCACAAGCTGCCCTGCGCTTATCTCGTCGATAAACCACTCAAATTGATACCACTTTCCGGCAACCTTGGCATGACGCTTGGCCGCAAGTGACGATAGCGATTTGCTCGCCGCGTTGATCTCACCATAGCGCTTGTTGACCTCCGCAATCGTCATCTTCTTGACCTGCTCGATCGGGATGCCGTCAAGAACGGCGATGACGCCGATCTTCTTGTCGCTTGTGGTGTAGATTGCGTTCGCCTCAATAGACACAATGCGCTGGAACTGGTCTACGGTGATTTTGTTCAATATACTCATGACAGCAGCTTTTGTATTTTTTCAAACGTCGCATCGCTTTGCGTCCACACACCCAGACCGTGTGAGTGTTCGAAGTTGTGTTTATACCCCTGCAACTCCGCAAAGAACTTGCCAACGTCGTGAGGGAAGCTGATCGTGTCGTGAAACAAGACGACACCATCAGGGTTCAGGAATGGCAGCCACGTCGTGTAGTCGTTCTTGACCGCATCGTAGGTGTGCAGGCCGTCTATGTGCAGGATGTCGATCTTTTTTTCCCAGCGCTTGGCCACGTCGTCAAAGTAGCCTTTGATGAAGTACAGGTTCTTCATCTTGAGCGTCACCCGGAAGTGTTCACGCAACCCCATGACGTGGTCATAGGTGCTACGCCTCCCTGCATGTTCGTCGCCCTCAAATGAGTCAATGCCGTACACCTTGCCGTGGCCAAGGACCGCGAAGCAGAACGTCGAGAAGCCGTAGTCAACACCAAGGTCGACGGTCACCTTTGGCTTAAGTGCGTCAGTCAGGTGAATAGCGAAGTTGCCGTGTCCCTCCCACGCCGTAGGCTTGGCGAGGATCATCTGATAAAAGTGCTTGATTGCGTGCATGGCTCAAATTTACTACATGATAACGTATCTGCCTCCAGCGTTGGCTGATAGCTTGTTGAGCGCGACGTAACGCACCGCGTCAATGGCGTGGTTGTACCGGTCAATCGGCACACCAAGGGATGCGCCAGTCTTATCCGTGTCCCACGTGTAGTTGCGCAGTTCCTTGATCAGGTTCGTCGATTCGCGCGTCACCAGTAGCGGCTGCCGCTTTAGGATGTCGATGCTGTTCCTGATGCTATCGGCGCCCTTCGTCGCCGGGTGTATGTTGAAGCCAAGGCGATGCACCTCCTCAATGCTCTTGGGTTCGGCACTGTCAGCGATGATAGGCCACGACCTGCCGATGCCCAGCTTGCGCAGGTGGTCAGCGATGTCTTGGTTGGTCAGTCCGTTTTGGTAGAGTAGTTCGTGCAGGAGGATAGCGCTGCCACGCTTGTAGACCGCAACGACCGCCGTGGGATCGTTCGTATATCCCCAGTCCAATCCGATAGCTACCAGCTTATCCCCAGCAAAGTCGATGTTGTCCACCTGTTGCCAATCATCAAAGACCACGCCCTGCAATGATCCGACCTCACCCAAGCCGTAGACCTTCCACCAGTTCGCCCAGTACGTCGATGTCGCCGCCTTGACCTGCGCCGCTTCGATGTCATCGCGGATCGTCGCTGGCAGCGCCTCATTATCGCGATACGTCAAGACTACCAGTTCGCTATCCGGTTCTTTCAGCACCTCCGTGTGCGCCCAAAACTCCGACACAGGGTTGAAGTCGATGTAGATGGCTTCGCTCGTTCGGATTGCCAGCTGATGGTACGCCTCGAACTCGATGTTGTTGGCCTCGTTGATGTACAGCACCTGCCGCCTTGCCCCGCGTAGCTTCGCCTCCTGATCTGCGCTGAAGAACTCAATCGTGCTGCCATTTGCGAACGTGTATGTCAGCAGCGTCTTGTTCCAGCCTTCATCCCTCCAGCGATTCGTCCACTGCATGACCTTGACAAAGTCTTTCATCGCGCCACGGCGTAAGTGTGGGATGGATTCAGATACGACGCTGATCTCGGTCTTGGCCTTGGCTGCTATGTTAATAAGCACGGCAAGGATGGCGATTGTTTTTCCGTTCCCCCACCAGTTGCCCAGTGGGGGTCAACATCCCGCAGATGTGCCGCCCTGAATCACCTTCTTGCGAGCGGCCACCTGCCGAATGCGTTTAATCGCTGTTGTGTACTTGAAATCCAATCTAAGTGTTTACCCTTGAAACCAATATTGGTCTTGGTTTTTCTTCTATAAATTGGTCAGGAGCATAAATTTTGCCAATTTCAATAGGTCTTTTGATGTACTCTTGAAGTTCCGCCATTGCCTCCCGATTGGTATCAAAGGCAAACGACCTGCATCCAACCTTTATGATACACCCTCTGTCTAAGAATGTAATTTCAACAGGATTTACTTTTAGCTGAGTAATTTCTTCTCGTGTCATTTGTTTTGGTTTGGTTTAGGTTACAAATATAACTACTTTTCAGCAATTTCACCCTTAATCTTCTCAATGTAAACCACCGCATCCATCAACTCCTCCTGCAAGTGCTGAATCCACTCGGCGAATGTCAGGTCATCGCGCTCCATGGTCGTGCCGTACTTCTCCTTGCCCTTTTCTGCTCTTGTCCTAAGTTGGGCAACAACGGCCTCGGTGATTGCGTCAGTCATTGAATAGCGGCTGCTCGATTTTGACTTCGTTCTGCTGCTTATCGACTAAGCCAAGAACGCGGACGGCGATGCTGGCATTGTAGACACCTGCGCCGCTGCCCTCGATCATGTCGCGGTCACACGTCGCGCGTATGCGTGTGAGTATGTGGGAGAATTTCTTGTGGTGTTCGCTCTCCTGCCTCTCGTAATCGCGTAGGTCGTAGCATCGCCCCTGCTCCGCAAGATACCCCTCAAAGCCGCGAAAGGTCAACGGACGCTCCCTCTCCCTGTACGCACTTTGCCCCTCCTTGCCGACGAAGTCGTGCTGCAAGTATGGGCGCCTTTTTGTTTCCTCCTTGTACTCACAAAACGCATCCCACATTTCTTCAGGCGTTTCAAAAATCGGTGGTCTTCCTGCTTTCTTCATGCCTCCATGTTTGTAACGATGTCAATGATCTTTTCTATCACCGCAACCTTCGCGTGCATCGCGTTGGGTGCTGTGCTGTCTTCGAGCGAATCCAACACGTTTGATAGGTTTGTCAACAGGTGTCCACGATCCTGCCAGTCGAGTGCGCGCGCTTCCTGTTCGATTGTAATGTCGGGTTGTGTCTGCATGTCAATCTTCGTTTAGTTCGCCTAATTCTCGCAGCTTGTTCCTGCTCCAGCCAAGCGCAGCCTTGCCGCCCCAAAGCAGGTAGCTGATGTATCCACAGTCGCTCGTTGAGTCTGCGTTGTCGTAGTACGTTTCCGCCCTCGACAGGTAACTGTGCATCCGCTTTATTGTTTCAACGCTGATGCCTTCGCCCTTGGCCAGTTGCTGCGCCCTGACCTTGCCGGTCTGCGTTGCGCACTTGTTGCCGTTGCGCTCGTTCAACTCAATGCCGCGCTTGGCGTTGTTGCGTACACCCTCTCCGTAGTCCGCGTATGTTTCAGCAAAGGCGCTGCGGTCTGCCTCCCATTGCCTCGCGCAAACGAGGTAGCGCTGCTGCTGGCTTGGGAACTCGCTGGCAGTTTTGTCATCGCCCATGCATCGCTGGATGAAGTCGGTCTTGCTTTCGCTATCTATTGGTTTAGGTAGTGGCATATTGATAAATATCATTAACTCGCAAATCGTGCGCGTGCGTCCATTGCGTCAGCCATCATCTCCTGCAATCGGGAAACCGCGCATGATCCGCACCACCAGTTCGTCCGTCCGTAGCCGTTAGCGTTGGCGACGTTCTCCAGCATCGACACCTCGCCCGGTGATAGCGACATGGTCTGCGACGCGTAGTAATTGTCAAGCTTATGCTTGACCGATAGCACCTGTACTGCTTCGTCAAGTGTCATTTCTCGGTGAGTTTAATCGTTACGCATGTAAGACCTGCAGCGCTTAATCCGACCGGTATGGCAAGCAGCCAGTGCAGGTTGGAGGCTGTGATGGTCAGCACCACCCCCCACCAAAATGCGAGGCAGGTCAGGCAGGTCAGCGGCTTGCATTTCGCATAGCGGTAGTACCACGCTGGCAGGACGTTATAGCGGTTCATCGCCAAGGAAGTCATAGTGGCCAAAAGCAAGATAGTAATCAGATCCAAGTTCATGTTTTAGTCTTTGTTTGCAGTTGTTGATTGTGTACGAAATTGATCGCCAAGGTATCTTGGTGTGCCGTTCGATGAGTTTTTTGTTGCCCAGTTCAAGCCATAGGAGGAATAGCTGTTTGTCGTATGGGTAGGCACCGGCTTTCGCCCAGCTATCCATGACTTCGAGCGCCCGGTTAAATATCGCATCAGGCCGCTGGTCATACGGCTCATCAGCTGCCTCCAGCTGCTGATCGGCGATTTCTTCACGCAGTTCATTGTGTCTGAAGTCGCGTTGAAATTTAGAGTTGCGACTTCGGTATAGGTTGATCGCCATTCGCACAATGTAGAAGTTGAGGTAGCCTCCAGCGTGCA